ATTGAAGGGGCTGTTGATATAGAATTTATATCGATTCCTCCAGGTAGTTCTCTTTCCAAACCTCGTTTTTGTACTAATTCTTTAGCTCCAGGTACTTCTAGTAATTTAGTTATTTTTTCTTTTCTTGGTGCTATATTTTTTTTATAAATTTCTTCTGCTTCTTTTAACTCTGTTGCATTTGCTGTAGGATCGAGTTGATTTTCTGTTAATTCCGCTTTTTTCTTATTAAATGCTTCAGTTTGTAATTTATATGCTGAAGTTTGTTGATATATTTTTTTATAAGCTTCTTCAGCTTTCGGATTCCCAGAATCTTCCTTCTTTGCTTTTTCTTCATCTAAGCGTTTTTGTTCATTTTTAGCATTAAATGCAACAGTGTCTTGAGGAACAGTACTATGAACATCCCTTTTAAATGGATACCACGGACCCCACGGACCCAAAACGATACTAGTTCCTGGAATTTTTATAGAAGGAATTGTTGGGATAAAAATATTATTAGCGATCCAGTCTTGCATTTTTATTAAAATTTCACTAAAAGAGTTGGTAATTTTATCAATATATCCTGTTGTAGCATCATATATTTTTTCGGCAGTNTCTTTTCCAAATAAACCAAGNGTGAGAATTGATAAAATTGTGCCNAATCCTTCAATTATAGCTTGTTTTACAGTTCCGCCACCATTCATTATTTCNATTTCTTTACTNATTCCTTTAAAGAAGGCNTATAATAAATCTCCTATTATAAAAATTTTTCCTAATAATTTTATTAAACTTGCTGGACTAAAAAGAATCTTAAATGCCTCCATTATTCCATCTATAATAGGTCGAAGAAATCCTAACTTATTATTCTCAGCTTTATTATCAGAAGTTTTTAAAGTATTTTTATTTTTTTCTGGAGTAGCTTTTGTTTTCCCTTCTTTTAGTTTTTTTTCGGCTTCTTCTTCTTTTAGAAAATAATTTCTCGATTCGGTAACAATTGATTCTCTTTTATTTTCTTCTGCAAACGAATTTGTTACATTAAGAAGTTTCCCAATATTTTGTTTAAATATATTAACATCTCTAGCAATATGTACTAAAAATAAAGAATTTTTAGCAATTATNTTTAGTAGAATGTTTCCTTCTTTATTGAAACCTTTAGAATCTTTTTCGGCTGGTTCTGGNGTTGTTTCTTTTTCATTAACATCTTTTTCTGTTTTTTCTCTTTTAGTTTCATCATGTCTGTTTAATTTTCCTCTCATATAAGCNGAGAATATATCACTTCCATTGAAGAATTCTTTATAGAAATTTTTAGCTAATTTTTTAGGATTAATATAACTAAAACTTTCTTTCGCTGCATCTTGAATTCCTCCGGCTATAACAGATCCTACACTTTCTCCTTGAGTTAATCTTCCTTTTATTGTAGGAGATTTTTTTTGAGTTATAGCTTGTTTAAATGAACCCTTTGTTTTATAACCTAATTCTCTGGCTAATATTGTGGCTAGATCTTGTTTTTGGTCCTCTTTTTCTGTTAATGCCTTTTTAAGAGTTTCTCCATTTTCATAACCTAATCCTCTTGCCGTCTTATTAGCTATTATTAAATCATTTTCTTGAATATCCCTTTTGGTTTTTCTATGGTCGGGTACTTTAATATTAGTTATTAAATCTTCTTTAGTTTTAGGGGTATCCATTCTATTTTTTTCCTAATCGTTCTTTTTCTTCATTTAAATAATTTGTTAATAATCCTAAATATATACTTCTTTCCCAAGGTAACATGTTTTCAATTTCAGTTAAACTATATTTGTGGTGTTGCATTAAAGCAAAGTTTGTCTGATAATAATTACTCAAGGTTTCATGACGAAAGATTAGACGAAAAAACTTTGAATTCCTTTTACTGTAATATCTTCTTCATAACCACATTTTTCGCATTTAAATTTTAGAACTTTTTTTAATTCTGGAATAGTATCAAAGAATAGTTTAATTTTTTCTAGATCTTTTTGTTGAAGATTGTCTATAAATTCTAAAATCTCTTCTTTTGTTTGATCTTTTGCGTAATGAATGTTATCTTTATCATATACATAATCAATACACTCAGATATTATTTCAACAATTAGCTCTGGATTATTATTTACACTTTCATATTTTTCGATTATATTAAAAGTTGGGTATTTCATCATTATTCCAACATTTTCAGTTAATTCTATTTTAGTCGTGTGTTTTTCATTTAAGGTTGGAGTTATTTCTAATAAATTCACAGAAAATTCCACTAAATTACCACAAGCAGAAATATTCCCGTCTTCTTTAATTTTTTTATTGTTACATTTATATTTTAACTCAACAATTTCGTCTACTGATCTTGCTCTTAGATTTAAAAATAAAAACTCTATATCAAATATTGGTAATTCATCAATATTAATATCATCTAATATACAATTTTTTAAGACTTGTTTAACTGTTTTAAGAATTTCTCCTTCATCATTAGATTCAGATGCCATTAGAAATAATTTCTGTTCCTTTATTAGAAATGGTCGTATTCTTATTTTTTTACCTGTAGATATTAATTTAACATCATAAATTGGTGTGTCTAACTTCGGAAATGCCATAATAACCTCACTTTAATTGTTAACTATAAATTGTTTCGAATTTTTGATATGCAAATTGAACTGATAATCTATGAAAAGAATGACTATCCCAACTTAAGGGCTGATGACCAATATCAAAAGGAAAACTGTCTATTAATTGAACACCATATATTTGATTTCCAGCATCATCAAATTGATTTATGGTAATATCTGTCATATACCTAGAATCCTCTCCTTTTGGATATCTGAAATTGTTTGTATCCATAGGCATAATAGCTTCTAGCCATTTGTCGAATAACTGCCTTTCTTGAAATAGATTAGCACATATAAAAGTAAGTGTCATAACATCATAATTTACTCTATATGGTACTTTAAATGAAGGTCCATATATTTTCACATCTACAGTGTCTAATCTTTTTCCTGGTAACTCTGCTCCCTCACATTGTAGAGATAAATATCTAGATATACTAGCAGGTGAAGATGTAGCAGCATTTCCTGTAATATTTGACATTAAATTAGTAATAGCATCAGTAACATCTGTAAAAATTGAATTGGGAAGATTTAAAATGTTATCTAAATCGGAACTTTGTATGAAATTTCCTATACATACTGGAACTGGAATAACTACTTCGAAAAGACTGGATTTGGCTGGTCCTCCACTGTTATTCATATTAGATAAAAAGTCGTTTACTGAAAATGTCATTACTTATTCGCCTTCTTGTTTGATTGTTTCCATACATATTCTTTAGATTTCTTCTGGAATGCTTCAAATGGTAAAAAGCAACTAATTTCCCATTCATCCGCAGAAATTTCTAATGCTCTAGATTTAAAATATTTAAATAGATACCATTTTAAACATGGAGTGGCATCAGAAAATAGATTTTTACTATTAGCTAACAGTTTATATCTCATCTTTATTCTTGTGTTTTCATCAAATCTATCATCTGTGGCTATTGTATAAAGACTATCTAATAAAACCATCCTTTTCATAGGACTAATGTAATGTAAATTTAACCCCAGAAAACCAGCATCATGCCCTGTTGCCGAATCAACGGCAGGTTTATAATCTATAGGTATTACAAGAGGCATAATATCATAATATGGTAATCTTTCTTTAGTTTTAGGATCATAGAAATANAAATACATTTTTCCTAAAGATAATTTTGATCTCGATGAAGCTATTCTAGATTTTGCTCCTAAATTTACGAATCCTAATCTTGCCCCAGAATTTAAGCGTACTTCTTTTACTTTCTTAGCTAACCACAATCTAGCTTGCCGAGATCTGGCTTGTAATCCTGTTTTTAAAAGATCTTGTTTAATCTTATCTATAAATCGTTGTTTTGCCATAATTCTATTTATAACCCCAGTTCATGTTCAGTAATTAATTTAAAAATCCAATTCTTTTCTTGACAAAATTTATCAGCAGCCGCCCATTTCTGACAATTAATGGCATATGTTGCATATTCAGATAAAAATCTCTTAGTTTTCTTTTTCTGCTTTGGTGGTTGTGTTTGTTTAAATGGTTTTATTTCTAGTAAATAAATTGATTCTGAACCATTTTTATGCTTAACACATGCTAAAATATCAGGAAAATAACGATGGACCTTATTATCTATTGGATTTATATAATTTATAGAAAATTCTTCGGATGAAAACCATAATATAGCTGGATTTTTATCTAACCATTGAAACATTTTTAATTCCCAACTACTTCTAAAAATAATCCGAGTAGAATCTCCTTTATATTTATCCTTGTTAATAATTTTATATATACCTTGATGATATTTGTGCATATAATATCTCTTGCCTACATATTATAAATAGATTAGTATAAAGAAAAGTATTTATAAAAGGAGAAGTATAGGATGTCAAGTGTGCCAGAGATAACATATACCCAAGATGCTGCTAGTGATAGTGGACCTTTGAACGCTTTGACTACATCTCCTTATGCTACCACATCATTAAGATATCCAAGCGATTTAGGGGCTACTGATAAATCTCATGTGATGACC